GCCTCTGTAGACCACTTTACCTTTTGTGGTATAGGTACACCCCCCTCAGTTAGATTAAGCGCAATTAAGAAGGATCGAAACGCCCTAACAGATACGGGATAATGAGTTGCACCAGCACCAGCCGACCAGTTAGTTAGATTAGCCATGACTGTAGATGTAGATGGTACGCCAGAAGTTAATGCCCAAAACTGTGGTTGGTCAAACCCATTTGACATCACAAGAACTCCACCTAAAACAGTCGATGTCCACCCCTCATCAGCGGTAGCATTATATGTCGATGAATCTGTTGTTCTCGTTATATCATACCAAGTGCTGTTACTTGTTTTATACACTCGTATAGACGAAAGGCTGGCTATTATCCAATATGCCTCAGCACCATATTTAAGCTGGACAATATGGTAGGGGGTAACAGGACAGGTAGCCATAACCTCAGCGTACCCCGGAGACTTTACTATAGCTCCATGCTCTACCCTTACATTATTACCATCTGACCAGACATTAGGGGGTAGTTGCCAAGGGTTTATGTCCTTGACAATTCCTGTTTCGCCTACATTGTCAATAGGGATAAGAGCCATTAGGGTTTAGGATACTTAGTCTTAATAGCCTGTCTATCAGCCTCCAAGCTAACCACAGCAGAGGCTCTTTCCTCTACTACGTTTTCCCATAGGGCTACGATAAGATCATTTATTGATGGGTATTCTGCTTGGCGATTACGAGCGTATTCTTGTGCGTCGTATTCGGCTTGCCATTCTGCGTGTGCGGTTTCTATTTCTGCTTCAGTAGGTTGTGGGGATGCACTCGTCCATTCCTTTATGTATGTCCCAGCACCATCATCTTGTAATTCAAAATCTGCATCTGGCTTAAAGCCTAGTTTCATTAACCCATAAGAAGTAATCATAATTTAAACCCCAATAGTGAATTTCCTTTTGGGCCAGTAGCAACATCACCAGAAAATAAATTTATAGTGCCGGAAGGAGCGCTTAGGCTGGCATACATCTTAATCGTATCTGATTCTGAAATACTTACAAGATATTGCTGTGAAAATGTATAATGCCTTAAATAATCTGTGCCTCCAGTCCAAGTCCACGCAATCGCTCCAGAGGATTTAACGTCATTCAAATAGATATATGTTTTTGATTGATCCCCATTGCTGCTATCATAATGGACAGAACACTGAGCGATAAATACCCATATACCCGCATCATCAGCAGTGGCAGTCCATGTATATGTACCAGTGTTATATGCTGAATGTGATTGTGTAGCACCGTTTAATTGGACTAAAGTATCGACTCCTGAAGATACAGCCTGATGACTTGTCTCAAGGTACGCATAAACATATCTTGCGGCAGTTGTTGCTGCTGCCCAAGCATTATCTCCTCTGAGGAAAGTGCTTGCAGAGGCAGTACCCGTTGCAGATAACATTGCAATATCTACTGCATCTGTAGCAATGGTAACCGCTCCAGTATTAGTCATGGTTACATCACCTGACAATGCAGCAGCCGTAAATCCAGTACCGTCACCAATTAATACTTCAGTAGTAGCGAGGGCTTTATCAGAAGGAACACCACTTGAGTTAGCATCCCTGACTTTTATGGTATTTGCAGCCATGTCAGCCATGTCAGCGTTTGCTACAGAACCATCTACTATCATCGCGCTTGTTATGGTATCACTAGAAGGCGCGCCAATATCTACAACGTCACCCATGAACATGACTGTAACATTGTCTGTTCCTGATGGGGTTGTTGCAGTAGTCGTTAGGGCTGTGCCGCTAACAGTATACGCATCTGTTGGGGTTTGCCTAACACCGTCTATGAATAAAAGAACTGACGATACAGTAGCTGCCCTTTTAAGTGTGAAGGATGTCCCCCCACCGTCAAACGACTCTACATCGTATGCGCCAATGTCAGGCGGTTGATTTCCTATATAGCTCATATTAACTCCACCATTATTTAGGGTACTTAGCCTTTACGGCTTGTCTTTTACCTTGAAGATCATCTAGCTGGTCGTCAAGAATTGCGTGGACACACTCTTCTATTGACGGGTATTCTGCCTTTCTATTACGGGCATATTCTTGTGCATCATGCTCAGACTGTCTACTAGCAAGTTCAGACTCAAGAAACTCCTTAGTTGGTTTCTCCTGACCCCCATGAATAACAAGGTTTTCATACACTTTATTTTTTGAATCAGACCAGCCAAACCATTGACCAGTATGTAAATGAACCAACACATCTTCAATATGATCTACTCTAGCCATTTTATGTATCCGCCAATTTTATAAAAGTAAATGTAGTTAGGTTATTAGAAGTAGAGCCTCTAGTTATTGTTGATCCAGTTACAGTGCTGACTCTAAAGCTAACCTTAACATTTGCTGTATCTGTTACATCAACAATAGCTTGACACATACCGCTATAGTCAGTGGAATCGCCAGAGTTATAGCCACTATTCGATGAATTTGCAACGGTCACATAAGTTGAATCATCGAGTGTTACATCAATATTTATCCCGTGGCTTCTCTCAGACGAACTTGATGCGGTTCTACCACATAAATTCGCCTCTATAAGATAATAACCTGTCTCTGGAAAAGTGAATACACCAGATGATTCGGTCATAGCAGACCCAAGTGTTGCCTGTTGTGCTGTGTCAACCCTTTCTAAGTTAGTTGCTATTGGATTAACTGTTCCCGTAAAATCTGTGGTTAATCTCCACTGGTCAGCTATAGTAAGACCGCCTGCTGGAATAGATGCCCACACTGGGTTTGCTCCAGTACCTAAGGTCTTTAAGAAATCTCCAGAAGTGCCAAAACCTAATCTTGCGGGTGCGCCGGATGCCCCATAATAAAGAATATCGCCTTGAGTTCCATCCTCTAACTTAGCGAGGGTTACATCATCATCAGCAATATTGGCAGTAACTACCTCACCAGTGCCTAGTGTTCTTACTCCGCTTGTTACTTTTGTTAATGCCATAGTTTATACCTTTGGAAATTGATCCTTAACGGATGCTATATGATCTTTCCATGTCGTTGTGTCGTTGACGCTATCCCAGTATTGCATATCTAGTTGGTCACCAGTGGATGCGTATGCTGTTGCTCTGTTACGGGCATATTCTTGAGCATCATATTCAGACTGCCATACGGTAGAAGAAGTTGAAATCTCCCCCTCTGTTGGTTGAGATTTATTCGATATCCATCGAATATACACACCATCCCCATCATCTTGAAGAATGAAATCTTGATGGTTTACAAAACCTAACCGCTCTAATCCTCCAGCATTTATCATTATGTTATCCTCTGGATCATCATGTAAGTCCCCGCACCACTTATTGCGTTTCTTGCTGACGGGTCGCCGTTAAATACATACGACTCGATATAATCACTAGAGGCAAGAGAAAGAACAGTTGAGGTAATTGCGGTTAGATGCCCCGCGCTGGATGTGTTATTTCGTGCATTACAAACATCAGCGCCATTTTTATATATAAAGTTTTGCAGCTTCTTATCTGACGCCATATCCCCCAAATGAGTTTGAACAATAACAAAGTATCTTCCTGCTGTTGTTACTGTAAACTTATTTGAAGCAAACTCACCACCTAAGTCCCAAGTTTCTGTATCAAGAAGAACTTTAACGTATGAACTCCCAGCTATACTTTGGCTACTAGATAAAGTAACATGACAACCACTTACAGTATTTGGGTTTGTATAAGATGCCGCCGCCCAACTATTATCCCCTCTTAAAAAAGTAGTTGCGTCCGCTGTCCCTGTGGCACTAAGCATAGCTATATCCACTGCGTCAGTAGCGATAGTAAGAGCCGTAGCACCAGTAACATCTCCGGTATGCGTGGCGTTTGTAACCTTGGCGGTATTGGCAGCAATAGAAGTATTAATAGCATTGGCTACCTTGTCAGCAGTTACAGCATCATCTACTACCTTATCAGTTGTGATAGCACCATCAACTATGTCGCTAGACGTTAGAGCAACCGTAGGTCTTACTTTGCCCATGTAACTCATTACGTTATCTCCAGCACACCTATAACACACTGAAGGTCGCCAGTAGCTGACGCCGTAGCTGCTAAGATGTCTCCAGCCTCAAGGTTGACTGCCTTGTCTACCACAAGGGTTGAGTCAGCAGGAACAGGTACAGTCTTCGCTATATAGAAATATGTACTACCACCGTCTGTGGTGCATTCTAATGATGCGTCTACTGAGTTTGTTCCATCTATGTTTGCTAGGTAGACAGCGTTGACAACCGCTGCTGTTGCTGCGGGGCAAGTGTATACAGTAGTTCTTGAATCACTAACTGCGACTCCCGCATTCTTAAAAGTGTTAGCCATATTAGCCTCCTAAAGCTAGAGCCATTGCCGCTGCATTATCTACTGCTTCTTTCCATGCCACGCCATTTGTTGCGGTAGAATCCGCAGTTAAAACATAATCGTTTGTTCCTACTGGTAACCTTGTTTCAGAATCTACTGTATTATATACAAGCAAGTCACCTTTCGTTGTCAATCTGTCAGGGGCTACAACATCCACCTTCTGCCATTCGTTGGAAGCGGTAGAATACTTCAAGTATTGGTCATTAGTTGCTGCGGTCGCGCTAACTGACTGGCCTTGTATCTTTACTACTGATACTGCACCAGTATTAGCCATAGTAGCATCACCGGAGAGCGTAGCAGTTGTAAATCCAGTACCATCACCAATTAGAAGTTCCGTATCCGCTACTGTAACATTAGACGGAACACCTGACGAATTAGCATTCCTTACCTTAACAGTATTCGCGCCCATATTAGCTAGTTCTGCATCAGCAACACCAGCGTCTTTTATTGTTACTGCGCCAGAAGAAACAGAGAAGTTGTCAGAATGGAAGGAAGCCACACCTTTAGCTGAAGTAGTTGCATCCTCACCAGCTATAGTTACGGTCGTTCCTGTTGCCGAACTTGCAAGACCTGATCCCCCTGCAACGGTAAGACTTTCAGAATCTAGGTCAATATCTATAGTGCCACTGTCAGTAGTGATATCCAAATCTTCTGCTGTAAGCTGCGTATCGACATACGCCTTGATAGACTGCTGCGTGGCGAGCTTAACGGCAGAATC